TGTACCACCCATATAATGCTGTGAATTTGATAAATCCGGAGCGAGTGGTTGATTTAGTATTTAGAACAGTGAATGCTTTACAACTGGCTTCTGCAACACCCAGTGATGCAACACCCATTAAGGTTACGGTATGGGCTTGGATGAAAGATTATAAATTAATATCCCCTACATCACGCGAAATGGTGGATTTAGTGCCCCAATCAGACGAATATCAACAGAAGCCAGTTGCACGTGCTGCCACAGCCACGGCGAATGCTTTTGGTGCTTTGGCATCATTACCACATATTGGCAAGTATGCGCGCATCTCCGAAGTGGCCATGCGGGTAGCTGGAGAAATCGCTTCTGTGTTGGGGTTTTCACGGCCTTTGTCAATAACATCGGAAATGAAAATGGCTAATAGGCCCATTGGTAATTTGACAAATGCCAATTATGAGGATAGTAGCACTAAATTATCGTTGGATATTAAACAAGAGGTTACGATTGATAGTTCTGTGACTGGGTATGTTGAGGACAATGATATGTTGCTCATAAAAGTAGCACAAAGAGAATCACTGGTGTATTCAGGTATATGGGATAGTAGCTCTAGTTTCTTGCCCAAGATAATAGTTAGTCCGTTGATTGCTCCAAGCTTTTTGAGTGATGGTATCAAGTACTTCAACACGACACCAATGAGCTACATATCCATGCCTTTTAGATATTGGAGAGGAAATATTAAATTTCGTATTGAAGTAGTTGGCAGTGCTTTTCATAGGGGTAAGCTACGAATAGTTTATGATCCATATGACACAACCACAACAGCGTGGGTAATAGATAGCAATATCAATTATTCACACATTATGGATTTGGCAGAGGAACGAGAATATCTCATGGATGTTGGCTGGGCCACAAATAGGCCCTATCTTAGTGTTGGTTCTCCAGATGTTAGTTTCATAACACTGGATTCCAGTGCTCCAATTGGTTCCTATGATGCAAATTGGCACAATGGTACCATTAATATATTTGTTGAGCACCCCCTACGATCAGTGGGTGATGATGTTGCACCCAGTGTATACCTTAACATATATGTTAGTGCTGGTGACAATTTTCAACTGGCTGAACCAAGTGATAATCTTATCAGAGATTATGCAAACAATTATCCTCTTAGACCACAATCAATAGAGGAAACACCCGGTGTTGGACAAGCACCGTCCCCATCTATGATGCCGGATTTAGAACTTAATCAAAATCCAAGTGCATCATATAGCGTGGCAGATAAATACGATTTAACGTTTTTTGGAGAATCCATTATATCTATACGCCAGTTGGTGAAGCGCTATTGCGCTAATTATGTCCGAAATTATTCATCAGAAGACGTGGAATTTTTCAAGTATCACGTATTCAATAGTAATGATTTTCCCAATTATGGTGGGTGGACACCCACCGGACTTGACATATCTAGTACTGATGGTCAAGTCAATTGGTGTACATATTCAAATTATTTGAATTGGTACACTCCTATGTTTTTAATGCGCCGAGGCGGTATTAGAAACAAATACATATTAGTCCCAGATAAGGACACAGCAAATTATGTCAGCGAATTTACTGTGGCTCGTTCTGAAACTGTGGGCACCTTTGGTGTTGCCACAGTTTTAGATTTTCTGGGCAACTTTCGTTGGTTTATAAACCAAGCTGCAGAACAGAGTTTACTTAATGGTGCTCAATCTACAATAGCGATATTGAATCCTACATTGGAGATTGAATGCCCTTATTACTCACCCAAAAGGTTTTTCTTTGCTCAAGATAGAGACAAAGAATCTCAATGGACACAAGGTGACATACGCAAGGAATGCGGTCACAAGTACAGTTTTATAACAAGTGATCC